AGTAGTTGATTTACAAGACACTGGTTTAATTACTGACCCTCAAATGTTATCTGACATTGTTACTTATCTTACAATGAACAGAGGTAGTAAAAAAGATTTACCTTCTTATTTAAGAACACCTAAAACACAAGAACAAGCTACAAAAATTATTGACGCTATTAAAGGTAAAGTAGCAACATCAAGTAAACTAGTAATTGGTATAGATTTAATTTCTAAAGGTAAAGCTTATTTAAAAGATGAAACTGCTTATACAGACTCAAGTGGTACTACTAAAATTGGTTTATCTAATGATGATATAAATGACTCTGTAGTAGCATGGGAACAAACAATATTAATACCTCACGTTAATAAAATGATTGCAGATGGTGAAATACCTAAAGACTTAGCACCATTTACAATGTTTCAATTAACAGAAAAAATGTTAGGCGCTAATGGAATACAACATCCTACTTGGAAAAATGAAATGCAAATGGGATTTGATTCTATTAATGTAATTAAAGTAGCAGGAAATGAAGATACTATTGACCCTGATGGAATTGATATATTTAAAAGAGGTTTTGAAAGATACCAACAATTAAGAACAGTTTACGGCAACACAGTACCTACAAAATATTTAGGCACTAACGCAGCAACATTTTATGAGACTGTAAACAATCTTATGAGAAATACTAACATGGGACAAGAGAGAGCGATTATGAAAGCTTATGAAGCTATAACTAATCCTACCTCTAAATATGCAAATACAAATGTAAACAAAGATGATGTGTATGAAGAAGTTCAAGGAAAATTTGATAAATGGTTTGACGAAGGTATTCCATGGATAGGTGGAGTTGTTGGAGTTAACAAAGAAGATTTACCAAACTGGGTTAAAGCTATAACAAGAGATTATCCTACATTTGATTGGGATGATGTTGATATGTCTTTAGTTTCACAAAGAGCAACAATGACTGCTGTCACTATGATGAAAGCAGGAATGAGAAAAGAAGACGCAATTAAATTTGCTATTGAAGAAGTATCAACAAGACATACTTTAGTTGATGGTGTTTTAATTAATAACTCATCTTTTCCTGCCGCAGACCCAACTAAATTAACTGAAAAGAGTAGAGCAATTGCTAAGAAATTTGAAACTGTTTGGATGGAAAAATATAAAGAAGAAGGCAAACTTGAAGGATGGTTTAATGAAGGTGATATACCTTTAGTTGCAGATAGAAAAGGTGATTTAAAATACTATGCAGATGATTTAGTAGTACGTCCTTTTAAAAGTGGATTGTTAGTTTTAACAGATAAAAATTCTCAGTTACCAGTTCTTACACCAGATGGAAATTTTGTAATTGTTTCTACAGGAGACTTTATGGATGGCTCTGTTGAAGAGATGATGATTAACGATAAGAAAATGAAAATTATAATAGAGAACGCAAACAATCAAAAGAAATTAATGTTAAATACACAAAAGAAGGTTAATAAATGAGCAATATAGATTTTGATTTTATATTAAAACAAGAAGGCTTTGAAACGCAAGGTTATGTTCCAGACGCAGAAAATTCTAAATCTGGTGTAACAATCGCTAGTGGTTTTGATTTAGGTGCTAGAGTATTGAAAGATTTACAAGGATTACCTAACGATATAGTAGAATTACTAACACCATTTTTATCTTTAAAAGGTGCAGAAGCACAAGAAGTAGCTTCTAATTTAAAAGTAAGTGATGACCAGGCAAAAATAATTAATGAGTTTGCTAAAAGTGAAGCAATTACAAAACTTAAAACTAAATGGGAAAATTCTACTGGCACATCTTTTAATGATTTATCTACTGAACAAGCAACAGTTTTAGCTTCTGTAGCTTTTCAATATGGTGATTTAGAAAGTAGAACACCTAATTTTTGGAAACAAACTACAAGTGGTGATTGGGTAGGTGCATATAAAAATTTATTAAAATTTGGTGATAGGTATACAAGTAGACGACTTGATGAAGCTGCATTGTTATGGAGTTCGGATGCGCTAAAAAAAAGTATTAGTGACGGAACATCAACAGGAATTTTAAGTAACGAAGCTCAAGACGCTATGACTAACGTTTTAGAGTCTGACCCAGAATATAAAGATATAGCTAATACAGTTTTAAATACAAAAGGAACACCAATAGAAGAAGTTGTTAATAATACAATTGATACAGTTGGAAATTTTGTTGAAGGTGTAAGAGAATACAATACACAAGCTGAAGAACAAGCAGCTCAAATTCCAGAATTGATTGAAGGTTATAAAGAGATTGATAAAGAAACTGAAGCAATGGGTCAAAAGTTTGAAACTGACTCAGCAAAAGATTTTATAAATAATATAGAACCACCACAATTGTGGAATTTAGATTATGCTACTCCTTATGATAAGGAAGACTTAGACCAAATAGCAAATGTAACTTACAAAAGACAACAAGATTTAAAAAAGAAATACACTTTAGGTGTCGCAACAAAAAGCGCATATGAAGATGAAATGATTGCTACTAATTTGTACAAACAGTTTAGTAGAGAAGATTTAGCGCCTGACCCTAATTTTGTTTTAACATCAGAATTAATAGATGAGTTAATGGTTGATTTGCCACAAGACTACATGGAAGAATTTGCACACGCACATAGTTTAGCACACGCTCAACAAATAAGAGAACAATTATTAAAACATATGACACTTGAAGATAAAATAAATTCTCAAGGTGTTGGTAAAGGAACTATGTTAAGATTGTTGGCTGCGTTTACTGACCCCGCTGCGTGGACAGCAATTGTTGCTACAGATGGATTGTTAGCGCCAATTGTTGCTTTACAAAAAAGTGCAAGAGCATATAGAATTTTAAGAAAAGCAGGTGCAGGTGCAGTATCTATTGGTGCAATAGAAACTTATCTTGCTTCACAAAGACCAGATTTAGATATTGATAATGTTATGCACGGTGTAATGACTGGTGCATTTCTTGGTGGATTGTTTGGAATAAGAAGACCAAGAATTAAAAGTAATGATTTTACAAAAAAATTTAAAGACACTATGGACGAAAGTGATACTAAATTAATTAGAGATGATGGAGGTTTTGAACCACCAACAGGAAACAATAGTAATTTAGTTCCTGGTCCTAATAATCCTAACCCTGTTAAACCAAATGGTGAAAGAACTTTTGATTGGTATGACCCTAATTACGACTTAGCGTTACACACAACTAAAAGACCAGACGGTAGGTTTGAAGTTAGAATGATAGAAAATCAATCTGGAAAACCAGATGAATTAATTATGCAAGTTAATAAAGACGGAACAGTCGAAGTGAGGAAATGTAAATAATGGCAAAAAAAATATGTAATTGGAATGAAGCAAAACCAGAAGGTACTTTTGACAGTAAAGCTACAGCTAATGAGTATGTTAGAGGTAGAATGGCAGAGTTTAATATTCTTCGTGACGCTGATTTGACACCAGAGACTTGGGCTAGAGCATTTAGATTTGATTTTTCTGCTGCAATGTCTTCAACACTTAGTGACAAAATGAGAAAATTTGGAAGTCTTTTAGTTAGAGACTCAACGCCAAAAAAAGGAAATACAAATTATACAAGACCAGTAACTATATCTGAAGTTAAGGATATGAACGTAGATAGAATGATGGTTCTATATCACGTACCTCATACAAATTTTTTAAAAAAATGGTTAATGGAACAAAAGAAATTAGGAAGATACAAATGGAATAGTCCTAATAACAATTTAGTAAGAAAAGAATTTAATGATTTAGTAGGTAGAGCAATTCGTGGTGAGCAAATTGCATTAAGTGAATTAGGCTATACTACTGGTGAAGCACAAAAATTAATACAACAAATGGCTAAAGTACAAAGTCAATTGTTAAATGAGCAATTACAAATGCTTAAAATTACTGGAGTAGAAGGTGCTGAAAATATTGTAGATAATTTTAATTATTTAACAAGAGTTCACAATCCAATCAAATATCAAAAAATATTAGATGACCCTACAAAAGGTTCACAATATCTTAAAGTATTTTTAGTTAATGCAATGGAAGACACAATGCTTAAAGGTGTAAAACAAAAACCTTTAACAGCAGCTCAAAAAATGACTATTGCAGAAAATTTAATAACTGTAGTCAATAGGTCAAACTTTTCTAAAGGTGGAGTTAATTTAGACCACATTGTAACTAGTATGCAAAAACGTGAAACATTTAGAAGAATGATGCAAGAGCATACAAATATGGTTGATGAAGAAATTGATGCTTTAATAAATAGAATGTTTAAAGTTAAACCAGGAGAGCAAGTTTCTGGTTCATCATATTTAAAAAGAAGAATTAGATTTAATGAAGGATATACAGACGGAAGAACAAACTTTTCAGATTTATTAGAAAATAATGCTGAAGCATTGTTTATGAATTACACACACAGTGCAATGGGTGACATGGCTTTAGCGTATAAAGGAATTAAATCTAGAGGTGACTTTCAAAGAATTAGACAAGAAATTGTAGAAAGCTATGACGCAAATCCTAAAGCTAGTGCTACTAAAAGAGCAGTGTGGCAGGCAAAAAATGAAATACAAGCTATGGATATGGCGTATGCTTATATCAAAGGCAGACCACTTGCAGAAAATCCAACTGGACTAGCACCAACAATAGGAAGATTTATTCGTAAATTAAATTACTCAAGGGTGATGAACCAAGTTGGTTTTGCCAATATGTCAGAGATGGGAAACGTTACTGGTTTAATTGGTTGGAATGCTACATTAAAAAATGTTCCTGAATTAAGACGTATGATGAAACGTTTAGAAAACGGTGAGCGTGTAGATGAATTTATTAGAGAAATAGATTACACAATGGGTGGTATAGGTAACCACTCTATTATTCAACAAGTTACAAATCGACTAGATGATTTTGGAAGTAGTATGTCTGATGATGTTATTACTACAGCAGAAAACAAACTAGACCAAATGAACAGATTTACTAACACATACTCTGGACAATTTATGAGTACCTCTGCCATGCAGATAGTAACTGTTTCTGAGTTTACACAAATATTTGGTAAGTGGGCTGTAGGTAAAGGTAGACACCCTTTTGCTAAATTAAGATTTGGTAAAAACAGAATGTCTGACGCTCAAATGCAAAACAGATTAGATGATTTAGGAATAAGTCCATCTATGATGAAAAAGATTCAAAATGAATTTAAAGCACACACAAGTTGGACTAAAGGTGAACTTGGAACTAAAATAACTAAAACTAATTTTGACAAATGGTCTAATGAAACTAGAGCAGTTTACATTATGGCTATGAGAAGACTTGCACATAGAACAATTCAACAAGCTGATATAGGTGAGAAAGCATACTTTGGATTTTTAAAAGAATACGGAATGAATGCAGATGGACACTTAGGTCAAATAGCATATCAGTTTAGAAGTTTTATGTTTACATCTTGGGCTAAACAATTTTTGTATGGTTTAAAGATGAGAGACGCTATTGTGTTTGACCAATTTATGAACTCAATGTTATGGGGTTCTTTAATGTTCTCAGCACAAACTTCTCTAGCAGGTTTAGTACATCCAAACCAAAAAGAATTTTATAAAAACAGATTAAATCCGGCAACAATAGCTAAAGCAGGTTTTCAAAGAGCTGCGTTTGCTTCCTTGTTACCAATAGGCGCTAACATTATAGGCTCTGCTTATACTGATAACCCTATCTTTGGATATAGAACTAGTGGACTTGATACAAACATTATAACTGGTAACCCAACTTACTCTTTAATATTTCAAAAGTTGATACCTAGTTTAAAAGCTGTATCACAATCTACGTTTAATCCAGAAAGAACATTCTCTCAAGCAGACGGAAATAAAGCTATAGGAATATTACCTTTCTATAACTTAGTAGGATTACAACAATTTTTGAGAGCAATAACTAGTGAACTTCCTAAAGACCGTCAACAATAACAATAAGTACCCATATTAGAAGAAGAAAAGGAGTGTATAAATGGCAAATTCATTTGTAAGGTACACAGGAAATGGCTCAACCACACAATATGCAGTAAGTTTTACATATCGTGACCAGGCTGACATTACTGTAACAATTAATGGTGTAGCTACAACTGCTTTCACTTATAACTCAGCAGGAACTCAAATCACATTTTCTTCACCACCGGCTAATTTAAGTGCTATCGAAATACGAAGAACTACAAGTCAAACTTCAAGATTAGTTGATTATGCGGCAGGTTCAGTTCTAACTGAAAACGATTTAGATACTGACTCAAACCAAGCTTTCTTTATGGGACAAGAAGCTATTGATGACGCTAACGATGTAATCAAACTATCAAATACAAATTTTCAATGGGATGGAACTAGTAAAAGATTAACAAATATTTCTGACCCAACGTCTGCACAAGATG